GCGGGCTGTAGAGCTCGAGGCCGCGCCAGGTACGAAAAAATCCAGGTGCAGCTTCACTATCTCCTTCTGCAGGTTGAAAAGCGTGCGCACATCCTCGATTTTCGCGTCAATTACATCGGGCGTCAGCGCGAAATAGGCGTTCCCTACCTTCTGCTCAACACAGGTATAGAGCTCGTCAATCAGCGGCTGAATGACCTCGTCATAGTCTTTGGTAACAGCGCCGAGTTTGCTGAGGCCGCCACTAAGCAGAAAGTCCGCTATAGCCTTCTGCGCGTCAATGCCGTCGGCTACATCGGCGCTAAAAACGCCGGTAGCGCTGAGCGCCCCGGCAAGCTTTATGATCCAGCGCTCAGCCTTTGTCGCGGGCATTTCCTTAATCCTGAAAGTCAGGTCATTGCCGCGGTCATTGAGTGTTACAGTAACTTCTTTTCTCATGCGTTAAACTCCGGCGTTAAAGCCTGCAGTGTAGTAATCCTGAAAAACAAATTTCCAACTGGTAGGATCAAGTGTCTTTTTAGGGGCGGTTACGGGGTTGCCGTTGGTCAGCACGCCGTTTCTCCAAAAATGCACCTGCTTAATGCTCGGGATGGTAAGTGTTACCGAGCACTTATAAGTCGTCTTATTGGTCTTCATGGCCATCAGCAGAGACTGCATGACGGTCAGGGAAGGAGACGACGCCTCAAGAGTGATAGTGAGCGAGAAAGGATTGGGCACGTAGCCGGCGGCAAGGCCGCCGTCCACGCCCATGCGCGCCTGAGCGATTTCCATGTCGTCCGAGGAGAGCATCTGATCCGTCGCGAAGTTGGTCAGCTGTACGCCTACCGGATAAAGCTCCTCAACGCCGAGCACCAGCACGGCGTTTGCGGAGGTGATATTTCCTAAAGCCTGAGTCATTTTTAATCCTCCTTAAACCACTGCGGTAGACGGCAGGTTGATCTTGTGGACGCTTCCGGCATAGGTGTACCAGAAGTTGCAGGAAGGTGAAGTCCTGCTCTGCCTGATAGTCGCGTCGGCGTCAAGGATCTGCAGCACATAGCCGTTGCTGTAAAGTTCGGTGCTGATATCCTCTCCGGCCTCGTTGATTAACTCGTTAATCTGCGTCTGCGAGATGTTGACGTTTCTGTCGATTACGCCATTGTTAAGGGCGCGGTCGATAACGTCAGCGCACCAGGCGCGGATACGTGAGTAGCCGACAGTGTTGTAAGGCACGCGGCCTGCCATCTCCATACCCGCAAGGATCTGAACCTGCAGGGCGTTGTTCAGCCAGCAGCTGTTGATATACGCGTCAACCCACTTCCACGCGCCAAAAGTCTGCCCCGGCTGAAAGAGGATGAAGGCGTCGTTCCTTGACGCGTAATCACCCATGAAGTTAACGCCGTTGTTGGTCAGGTTAGCGGCCTCGGCCTTTACCGCGACATTAGCCGCAAGCCCGCTCTGAGCCTTGTAAGCCAGGGTAATAGCTCCGTTAGTCCTGTCCCAGTCGATAGACGCGATAGCGCCCATAAGGAAGGCGGCATATTCTACAGCGCCATATACGCCTGCAGTGCCGATATACTCCGCTTCTTTAAATACGGCGGCGGCAGTACCTGATGCGTCTTCGGTCTTAAGGGCGCCGTCAGTGCTCCACCACACGTATAAAAACTGGTTGCTCTCGTTATACTGCGCGTTGCTCCACTCTGCCAGAAGCACCGCGTCATCCTTCGAAACCTCATCGATGGTCGAGAAAGTCACAAAGTTCTGCGTGCTCTCGGTCACGTGATTGAGGACAGCGGTATAGGTCTCTCCCAGAGCGGAGAGGGATGAAGCGGCGGCGGACGCGGAGTCAAGCCCCATAGCGGTCGCAAGCGATCCGGTAATGGAGATTGACAGGCCTGCCGCAAGGTCCGACGCCGGAGCGGTCAGGAAGAAGCAGGAAAGAGCCGCATCCCATCTGCATGACGCAGGCACGTCGCTCTTTGAAAGAGCCGTAGTAACATATTCCGCGGCGGCGGAGGGGGAGGAAATGTCAGCTGTCGCAACCTCCTCTACAGCCGCGGTCTTTGCGCCGTAGGAAACGGTCAGAGAGCCGCCGTTCGCGCCCTGGATGGCAGAAAGCATCGAGGCGGTCTCCGACGCCCTGTAAGCCCTGCCGCGGATAAATGCGGGAACACTCGTAGTGTTGGCTCTCCAAAAATACAGTGCAGTAGGCTTGATGAATGAGTTGTTATAGCCGTTGAAATACACACGCGCCGCCCTGTACTCGGCAGAAGAAGCGCCGAAGTAGTCAGAGACGGATGATGCGTCACGGAAAGTTACAAGCGTGTTTGTCGGGATAACAGCGTTGGTGTCAAGAAAAAGCCCATTAAAGGCCAAATCCTGACCTGTGCCCGCGAGGACACGCGGCTGTACCCGTACTAACTCACTGGCAGGGATTGCCATATCTTAATCCTCCTTTTTGAGGTTTTGGGTTACTACATCTACATCGCCGGTCAGGATTGTGCCCGGCGTACCTAAATTAGAGCCGTCTACAGCCAT